CGATAACATCAAGAGAGCGTAAATCTGCTCTTTTTGTTGAACCCGGAACTACAACCATATTTGATGGTTTAGGTTCTACACTAACAGTTGTAGATTCATAGATCTGGTATATAATATAAGAACCCTTGCAGAGATGTGAGGGTTTTTTTTTCTCTATATTAAAACAAAACAAGTAGTTTACTATTTAATAATATACTAAAAAAACAAGATTATGCCACAGAATACAATAGTAAGACAAGCAGCAACTGCATTAGCAGTAAATCCAAGCGATGGTACACCGATTACAGGTGCATCTTTTAACTCTCCTGCTGCATTATTTGTAGGTACAGGAGGAGATATAAATGTAATCACTTTAGGAGGTTCTACTGTCTTATTAAAAAACATAGCAGACGGAACATTTTTACCTGTTCAAGTTACGCACGTAAAAGCAACAAGTACAACTGCAACTGATATAGTAGCTTTATTCTAAAATAGAGCTTTATGTTAGTAAACATTATACAAAATACAATAAGCAGTTTCCGTAGTGCGTTAGTATCTGCCGATGTCATTACAACCAACCTAAAAATATGGCTTGGGTTTGAAACGAGCAGCGTTGATGGAGATAAACAAATCACACCAGACAAATCGGGCAACAATAATGTAGGCGAGTTGTTTACAGGTAAGGCTCTTGATTTTGATGGGACTAATGATTATGTAGATACAACAGGGTTTGAAATGAGTGGTACAAGTTTCACTTTTGCTTTTTGGATTTATCCTAAATCTACTGCATATCAGTTTGTAATGGATTTAGATGTTGTAGGTACTAATCAAAGAAGCATATTGGGTTTATTTCAGACAGGCACAAACCCACAAAAATTTGCTTGGTATAACAATCCTGGAGGATTTAGACAATTTGGTACACCAACTCAAAATCAATGGCAAAGAGTAGTGTTTAGAGTAAATGCTACAACAGTTGAATGTTATGTTGATGGTGTTAAGTCTGGTTCAACTGAATCTTTAAATACTGCTCATAATTATAGTAATATTAACAATTCAGTTATCGGAGGAAGATTTGATACATCAAATACAAATCAAAGGTTAGATGGTAGTTTGTCAGACTTCCAAATATACAATGCTTATTGGAGTACAGATGACATCGCATACGATTACGCAAACCCTCAAAACTTAGTAACCGATAGAAGTGGTACATCGATAGGTTTATCTAATTTAAAAGCATATTGGGCAATGAGTGAGGGTAAAGGTTTAACAGCTTATGATAGTGGAACTAAATTAGGGACTGAAGAGATTGTTGATGGAGATTTTCCAACAGGAACAACAGCTTGGACAAAGGGTATCGACACTACTATAGGTAATAACGAAGCATCATTTGATGGTACAGCCTCTTATGTATCACAAAATATTTTAGTAATTGGTAAAGTTTATGAGTGTAGTGTTAGGGTAAAAACTTGGGTAAGTGGAGCTGCATTAGCAGTTGGTACGGCAGCTACAGGTGGTGGTACTGTTTACAAAGAAATAACTAGAGCAAATAATACTACAACAACATTTACATTTACGGCAGTAGCTACTACTTTAGGTGTAGGTTCAAAGTCTTTTGATGTAGAGGGTTCAATAGATTTGGTTTCTGTAAAAGAAGTTATTTCATCAAACAACAATGGTACTATAAACGGAGCTATTTACGAACCTGCTCAACCAAGAATACCACAATTAGGTATGATGAATTGGAGTAAGGGGAGTAATTTACTGAGCTATAGTGAGGATTTTAGTCAAAGTGTTTGGACAAAAAACAATTTAACTCAAACTTATGGATTTACATCTCCAACAGGACTTCTTAATGCAACTAAGTTATTAAGAACTAGCACAAATTCATATATTGATTCTACAATAAGTAGAACAACTGTTCAATATAATACTGCGTCTATATATGTTAAAGGTGTTAGTAGCACTATTGGCGAAGATGTTAGATTATATGTTTACAATGGTACAAATGTTAGTAGTCAGGATTTTACACTTACAGGGGATTGGCAAAGAATAACACATACAGGTAGTTCTGCATCAGGTCAATCTTCTATAAAAATAAAATTAGACGTTCCAAATGTAACAAATGGAGAAGTTTTAGTTTGGGGAGGACAACTAGAAGAATCATCCTCAGCAAGTGCTTACAGGCTAACAGATGGAGCAGCAACATTAAACTCAACTGTTATACCAAACCCAACTATACCAACTAAGGACATCTTCGGTAACCTAGTTCAAGATAGATTGAACTCGTTTAATTTAGACGGAAGTGGTTATGCTGAAGTGGCTGAAGTTGCTGGTTTAGATGTTGTTGATTTTTCAATTGAGGCTTGGGTTAAGTTTGATTTTACATATTCAGGAAGTTCTACAAATGTTATTTATGTGAATGGAGGAGTTTCAACATCAGTAAATACTTTTGCTCTTGCAACTGATGAAGATAATAAAGTGAGGTTTATTGTTGGAGGTGTAACTCTTTATTCTACAACTGTGTTTTCAAATAACAATTGGGTTCATATTGCAGGTACAAGAGAGTCAGGTGCTTTAAAACTTTACATAAATGGTAACAAAACTCCTGAAGCAACAGGAACAGGTAGTGCAGTAGTAAATAATACTTCAGATTTACTAATTGGTAGAGATACACAAGTAAATAGATTCTACAAAGAGCGAATTAGTGATTTAAGACTTTATGGTAAAGCATTATCAGCAGACGAAGTGAAAAACAATTATAACGCAGGTAAATCTGCACATACAAATTAATTATGAGAGGAAATGTATATATGTGTTTAGATAACACAACTTTTAATAAACTAATACCAACAGAGTTAGTAGCTACGTACGGAATACCTGAGTACGATGAAGAGGGTGTTCAAAACGGAGTAATTCATCCAACGTTCAAAGAGCTTGGACAATATAACAAAAGAAAGTTTGGTTATGTTCCTATGGTTAAAATAGGAAACACTAAATTTTATATAGTAGAACTCGAAGCAAGTTGGATAAATGGAGAACTATCTGCTTTACTTAAACTAGGAAAGAATAAAGCCTATCCGAAAAATTGTTTAATGACTAGAACAGAGGCTGCTAAGTTTATTCGAGATAACTCAGATGATTCAATAATATGATTTACTTTGATAAACATAAGGTTAAAAGTAAAACTGTTTACAAGATTACGCACGTAAATGGAGATGATATACTTATTACAAGATATTTTGAAATGCACAAAGATGCAGAGCAGTTTGCTGATATGTATTCTAAAAAAAGAAGTTGTGAAATTTACAAATCGTTTAAAGTAAAAAAGAAAAAGTAAATGGAGCATTGGGTAAAAGATAGTTTGAATGTGTTATATGCAAACATTTACAATCAATGTGTAGATGCTGAGAATAATTATTTTTTAGTTGGTGTAATAAATGATCAAACAAGAGTTGCAGAATATGTAGTTATACCAAACAATCAAATAACTAGCAGAAAACAACGGAGTATATTAATGCAAATCTATACTAAAACTTTTGACGGAACTTTTGCAGGTTTTGATAATTTAAAAACAAACTCATTTTACAATTTAGTTGTATATGAGCAAACGAATAACACAAATACAGACCCAACAAACGCAGTAGTTTTAGGTTTACGTTGGCAGGGTACAATGATAATAGATGCAGATAGTGAGGTAACATTTACTGAGTATGCAAATCCAACTGCGAGAAATTACGTTTACTATAACACAGAAGAATAAGCAGCATGATAAATTTAGTACAAATGGCATCCTATACTACTCCAAAGATTGAGGAGAATCCTGCAAGGGAATGGGTTGAATATGGTAGAGATAACGATTACTATCAATTCTTAATAGATAGGTTCAATGGTAGTGCAGTAAACAATGCTATTATTACAGGTATAGGCGAGATGATTTATGGTCAAGGTCTTGATGCAACAGATGCAGACAAAAGACCATTAGACTATGCTAAAATGAAGCTCATATTTAGAGATGAAGACATAAGAAAGGTGTCTTTGGATTTAAAGTTGCTAGGTCAAGCTGCATTCAATGTAGTTTGGAACAAGGGCAAGACTGAAATTAAGAAAGCAAAGCATATTCCAATACAAAATTTAAGACCAGAAAAGGCGATTGATGGTAAAATACAAGCATATTACTACTCAGATGATTGGTCGCAGTTCAGAAAGGACAAATATAAGCCTATTAGAATAGATGCATTTGATGGAAAGCGTAAATCAAGCGATAGCCAGATCATGGTTATACATCCTTACTCTCCAGGTTTCTTTTATTTCTCTCCTGTTGATTATCAAGGTTCTTTACAATGGTCAGAAATAGATGAGGAGATAGGAAACTATCATTTAACAAACATTCAGCAGGGGTTTGCTCCTAGTATGATGGTAAACTTTAACAATGGTACACCAACAAAAGAGGAACAAGATGCTATTGAAAGAAAGATAACGCAGAAGTTTACAAGTACAAGTGGTAAGAAGTTTGTTTTATCATTCAACGATAATCAAGGACAGGCTACAACGATAGACCAAATACCTATTTCAGAAGCAGCAGAGCAATATAAGTTCTTATCTGAGGAATGCACAAAAAAGATATTAGTAGGTCATAGAGTTACTTCTCCGATGTTGTTTGGTATTAAAGACAAGACAGGTTTAGGTAACAATGCAGAAGAGATAAAAGTTGCATCTCAGCTATTTGATAACACAGTTATAAAGCCAAAGCAAAACATAATCTTAGATGCGATTGATGAGGTGCTTGCAGTTAATGGTATTCATTTAGATGTTTACTTTAAAACATTGCAGCCTATTGAATTTGCAGAGGATTTAGCAGACTTAGACGATGAAACAAGAGAAAAGGAAACAGGTGTAAAGATGAGTGCTTGTAAGCATGACGATAGACCATTCCTTGACGATGCAAAGTCTGAAACATTACTTGAGCAATTAAAGTTGTACGGAGAGATGAATAACGAAGATGATTGGGATTTAGTTCATGAAGAGCTTGTTGATACATCTGACGATACATTCCACAACTTTAAAACTCTTGAGGATATAGATACAAAGCCAACTCAACAAATGATTGATGAGGCTAAAAGAGGTCTTGAAATGCGTCGAGAATATGGTAGAGGTGGAACTGAGGTAGGAGTTGCAAGAGCAAGAGATATTTCAAACGGAAAAAACCTATCTATTGAAACAATAAAAAGAATGTACTCTTTTTTTAGCAGACATGAAAAAGCTACAAAAGGAGGCAAAGGTTATAAAAGTGGCGATGAGGGTTACCCATCAAAAGGAAAGATAGCTTGGTTATTATGGGGAGGAGATGCAGGCTTTAAATGGGCAGAAAG